TCAACCGCACGGGTGGCGAGGCGTGGGTGGAGTACGTGCCGCAAACCGGCGACGCGACGGCCGGGACCGGCACCTCGACTGGGGCCTACCCGAGCCCTTATGTGGACGACTGGGCGATCGTGGTGGGTGTAGGGGATTTGCGGGGCGGCGTCGTCGATGCCGAAACGGCGATTGCCGCCTGTCTGGCCGCCAGCGGGCGGGCGATCCTGGGCGAAGGGACTTACCTCTTGACGCCGAGCGGTGCCACGTCAATCGCTATGGCCGACGGCCAGACGATCGAAGGTTCCGGGATCGGCAAGACGATTCTCAAAATGGCCGACGGCCAGGCCGGTGTGGCGGTGACGCTGGCCGACGATTGCGTGCTTCGCAAGCTGTCGATTCGCTCTAACGATACCGCGAGCACGCTGGGCGCACGGATGCAGTCCGGCAAGCACCGCGGCCTGTACGACCAGGTGGAGTTCGCGGACCTCGCCACGGGCTCGCAGGACGGCAATGCGGCCGTCAACGGCCTGACCTACCGCGACTGTTTGTTCCGTTCCAACGGGATCGGTTTCACCACGGCCTTCGCCAGCAGCAACGTCGTGCTCGACGGCTGCCGGGGGCTCGATAACACGAGCGTCGATTTCCGGCTGTCGAGCAGTCCAACGGACGTGGCGATCACGAATTGCTACACCGCCGGCGGACCATTGGGTCTCCAAAACAACTCGGGCATCCGCGCCTTCGTCGCCGGGAACAATTTCACGAACGGGATGACCGCGCCGGCTGCTAACAGCCGCTGCACCTACATCAACAACGGCGACGACGGCACGCCGCTGACCCCGGCCTCGTTCGCCGGGACGCAGACCCTGTTCGACGGGCGGATGTACGCCGCGGCCGAGCCGACCAGCGGCGTCTGGCGGCAGGGCGAAGCGGTGTGGCATTCCAATCCAGGAACCAGCCTGCTGAATCCCTTGGCCTGGATCTGCTCGACCCCCGGCACGGCGGGCGTCGATGCCGTGTTTCAGCCGCTCTACCGCGGCAACCGCCAGATTCACGGCGACAAGACCTGGGACCCGCCGGAGCTGGTGAGTGGTGTTTCGGCCAGCACGACAGTTCCGATCGCGGCCGGCTCTTCGCTAGGCGACTTCTGCCTGGGCTCGTTCAGCCAAGAATTGCCGGACGGATTTCAGTTGCATGCCAGCGTCATTAGCGGCAACAACGTGCGGGTCACGCTCTCCAACATCGGCGGAGCGACGACGAACCTGGCGGAAGGCGAATTGCACGTGCTCGTGATTGGACACCCCTAACGATGGGCTTCTTTCCGATCGTCTTTCACAGCATTTCGCAGGGCCTGGGCGACGAGTGGTTCGTGGCCCGGATCGAACGCCAGGCGGATGGCTACTGGTGGTGTCACACCGGCCCCGACGCCGGCACGTTCCAATCGTTGCCGCCAGAGGCCGAGCGCAACATCCCCTTGGCCGAAGTCGGCGGGCTGGAGTACCGCTACGACCTGACCAGCGACATCACGGCCTTCGTGCTCGTGCGGGTGTACGACACCGTGGCGGTCGGCACGCCGATCCGCGGGGCGCGGTACGTCAACCTGATCGACGGCACCGAAGTGCCGACGATCGGCAGCGTGAGCCTGGGGGGGCCGCCCTACAGTTTCGAGGCCGGGCTGGTGTTTCCCACGGTCGGCCGGCGGGGGGTGTTCACCAGCCATGCGCCGGAAATCGAGGGGACGGTCTACCGGCTGGCGGCCCCCACGTTCCTGGGCCGGATCGTGGATGCGGGGGGGGCGCCCATCGGAGCCCCGATCCTGGATTCGGTCCAGTATTCGATCTTCGAGCTCAGCGAGAACGATCCGCTCTACGAGAACCCGGTCACGATGCACCAGGACGTGAGCCTGGACCCGGCCGACGTGGTTCTGCCGGCCCTGAGCCCCGGCTATCTGTGGGGCGACACGGACGCCCGTGGGTACAATTTCCAGTTCACGCCGGACGTGGCGACTATGGGGCCGGCCTTCGCTCAGCCGCGGCGGCACTACCGATTGCGGGTACGCTTCACCCCGATCCAGGGACAAGTTTTCGAGCAACGCTACCGCGTGTGGGCGATTTGAGCCATGCCGAGCGACAGCGAACAACTGGCCACGATCAAGAGCAACATCCTGGCTCGACTGGCCGAGATCACGGCCCAGCCAAAACCGACTTATACGATCGACGGCGTGACCTGGAAGCACACGGAGTATTTCGAGGCCCTGATGAAGCAGCTCACGAGCGTCAATCAGCAGATTGCGGCCGAGATGCCGTTCACCGAACTGAGCCAGGGCGCCACGTGACGTACCGGCTCGGCCTGTTCCGGCAGTTGTTCCATGACCTACGGCGTTACGCCCGATTTCTTCCTGCTGGACAACCTCCAGCCGGTCACGGTCCGGGCCGATTCTGACGACGGCGGCACGGCGGTCGAACACGCCTGGCGGAGTTTCGTCTCCACCCGCGAGGCGGAGGCCAGCGGCGGAAAGTATCTCACGTCCGACGTGAACTGGCACTTGCATCTAGACGAATACCCGACGCCGCCGCGGCCAGGCTACCAGGTGGTGGATGCCGGGTCGGTCGTCTGGACGGCACTCCAGGTCAAGCGCAACGACTTCGATAGCCGTTGGAAGCTGATCTGCCGCGACCTGACGATTTCCGAGGGGCTCAACGACCGGATCACGATCCAGGTGGCGGGCCATCGCCGGGGGCTGTCGGGGGACGAGGCGCCGGCCTGGGCCGACTGGCGGGCCGGGATTCTCGCTAGAATCCAACGGGAGCGAATCGAACGGGCGACCGAGGCCGGCACGCGGAGCGACCTGGCCGACGTGACGATCCTGTTGGGTGAACCGGTGGAGTTCCCGTTGGACCTGTCGGCCTACCGGGTGGTCGGGACCGACGGCCAGCTTTACCAGATCAACAGCGTCGAGCGGTTCGACCGGATCGACTTCCTGCCGCAGATGTTTTGCCAGGAACTGAGCCCCTTCGCGGCACCATGATTACGGCCGTCGCCCACGTCACGATCAACGATCGGCAATTAGTCAGCGCCTGCCGGCGGGCGGCCTTCCGCGGCATGGACCTGGCGAGTCGGATTCTACTGCGCGAATACAAGACGCGGTTGGGGACCGGAAACCGCAGCGGGGCGGCCCCCAGCCTCCCCGGTGAACCGCCCAAACGAGGCACTGGTTCCGGCATTCGGGCTTTGCGGGTGGTTCCCGACCGGATCAACATGCGGCTCTCGTTGGTGGTCTATCCACAGGGCCGACACCTGCTGTTTCTGGGGGCTGGCACGCGGCCCTATCGAATCCGAGCGCGCGGCGACAAATTGCTAAAAATCTGGTTCCGACCGATCCCCTTCCGTGGACCGACCCGCGAGGAAATCCGACAACTTGGCCTGAAGCGGATCGGCAGCCGCTGGTACTACTTCCGCCGCGAGGTCCGGCATCCGGGCGTGCGGCAGCGGCCCTGGATCATGCCCGGCTTCTTCGCGGCCCGCGGCGCGATGGTGGCGGCCCTGCGGAGCGCCCGGCCATGAGCGTGCAACAGGCGATGCTCGAGCGTTGGACCAGCTACCAGCCGCTGTTGGACCTCGTGCCGGCCGAACGGCTCTACTTCGGCCTGGTGCCGGCCACGGACGACCAACAGCGGCCAGTGCGGCTGCCGGCCGTGGGGCTGGTGCTCCAGGGCGACCTCGATTACACGGAGACCAGTAGCCGTTCGGTGCTGCGGCAGAGCGCGTTCAGTTTCCAGGTCATGGTCCAGCAGGCCAGTCCCGGCCGGCCCGGCAGCGGGCTGGCGGAGGCGGAGACGATTTCGCGGGCCATCTTGGAGCGGTTCGACCGGGCTGACTTCCGTTACAGCCGCGGCACGATCCAGGACATGCGGCCGCAGGGCATCCGGCACGAACAGCCGGAGACCGGCGGGTTCGTGCTGTTCAGCGATTGGACGGTCCGTAGCCAGGAGCGAAGCCGATGACTGTGCGACTTCAGGCCGGCACGTGGGCCAAGGTGCTGGCCTTGCTGACGGACGCCGGCGGCAACCCCAAGTTGAACGTCGTCCACGAATACTGGCATGCGTTCGCGGACGGGGATGAGCCCGGCCGGGCCTCGCGCTGCTTCGCGGCCAGCAGCACTTTGGGCGTGGGGGCCTACGCCCAACTGCCGCTCCAAGCCCTGCCGTTCGACCGGTTGAGCCTGCCGACCACGCGGTCGATCAAGCGCCTGCGGGGGCTGATCGTGCTGAACCTCACGGACGATCCCGGTGCGATTTTGCAGGTCGGCGGCTCGGAAGTCAATCCGCTGGCCGGCATCTTCGGCGACGTGTCGGACTGGGCGCGGGTGCAGCCCGGCGGCACGTTCCTCTGGAACGCGCCCCAGTCGGGCGTGCTGGTCGTGCCGTCAGTGGCCGATACGCTGTGGATCAAGAACGTCGGCAGTGTGCCGGCCACCTATCTGGTGGCGATGGTGGGTACGAGCAACCTGGAGGAACTGCCGACCGCCGACGAATACCTGCGGAGTTTTAGCGTCACGACCAAGCCCTACAGCCAAACGTTCGGCGTCGCGCCCGAAAACTGGGCGGCCCAGATGGCCTACGCGCTGGTGACCGTCTGGCGGGACGCGGCCGGCAACCCGACGCCGGAAGATTCATTGCTCCGCGCCCCGGCCAATTCGGCCGAACTGTTCAGCGGCAATTCCAGCGGCAGCGGCACCTACACGCTGGCCGAATACCATCGCTACACGCTCGACCGGCTGCACTCCGCCTGGCCCAACCAACCGGTCGGGTTCTACATGGCCGGCGGATTTCTGTTCGCGCCCGAGTATCTGTTCCGCGGCTACCAGTTCCTGAGCGTCTATCCCCGGTCGCACGTCTGGTGGCAACCCAAGCACGGCCTGACGGGCGGGGCGGCCAATTTTGCGGCCAGCGGGGTGGCAATTGCCAGCGTCCAGGACTCGGGCGGGTTCCTGCGGATCAACTTCGCTGCCCCGCAGACGATCCCCACCGGTTCGCTGATCGAAATCAGCGGTACGAGCGTTTCGGGCTACAACACGATCTGCAACGTGACCTCCGGGGCGACGATCACCAGCGGCGGCGGGACGACCACCAGCTTCGTCGTGACCGACCTGGCCTGGGTCGGCGGTGCGAGCGGCGGCACGGTGAGCGGCGGCGGACGGAAGCTGGTCGATTGGGTCGATAACGCCAAGTGGGCCGATTTCCAGGCGGACGTGCTGGAGATCGTCGATGCTAACCTGATTCAGTTCCCCGAGTTCTCGATGATCTGGTTGGACGAAACGTCCCACCCGCAGATCGAGGCCCCGGGCGGAACGGTGCCGACCTGGGCGCAGCGCTGCGCGCGGCTGGCCGAACTGCAATCGCACCTACACGCCCGCGGATTGCGGCTGAACATCAACTGTAGTTGGCACCTGTACAGCGCCAGCGTGATTCTGTCGAGCGACAACTTGGGCGCGGGTGGCCGGTTGCGGGTGCTGGTCGGCAGCAATCCCACGATCAAGGCCGGCGACACGGTGACGGTGAGCGGCCATTCGGTCGGGACTGCCAACGGAACCTATACGGTGTTCGGCAAAGCTGGTCGAACTCTGATCCTCGATACAACCAACGTCGGAGGCGGAACTGGGGGCGGGGTCACGAACGATTCGGTCATCGCTCAGGAGCTGGACCCGCTGCTGGCCAGCGTGGACGGGCTGGCCTTCGAGGGCGCGTTCCTGAACAACATCCGCTACCGGGCGGCCGGCACGAGTTTCTTGGACAACCTGAAATACCTGTTGGACAACGGCCTGGCATTCCAGCGGCTGCCCACGGCCGGTCCGCGGGCGCAAGTCTTCACGATCGTTTCCAGCCAGGAAAGCCCGCTGGTTGCTGGTCGGGTGCGGTACAACCTCAGCAGCAATTTCAGTCCATTGGTCGGGGCGCGGATCGGCATCTACGGTCATTCGGTGGCCGGCTACAACACGCTCGCTAAGGTCGTGAATATCAATACGATCGAACCGAATTGGATCGAAACCGACCAGACCTACACGGCCGACGGCACGGGCGGCCGAGTGCTGTACGCGGCCGAGGGCCGGATCGTGCGTGTCACGTCACTGGACAACACGGGGGTCGGCGGCGTCGTGCGGCTGCACTGCGGTACGAACCACTGGATTTTCCCGCAGGACCCCTTCCCGTCGCTGTTGCTCTACGGGCCGGCCTCCTGGACGATTGCCGAGGGGACAGCCAAGACGCCGCTGGCGGTGGACGGCCAGCCGGCCAAGGTGGACCTGTCGGGATTCACCGACAGCCACAGCTCCAGCGACCCAGGCTATCTGGTGGACGTGACGGGCTGGCGGCGATTCCAGGCCGCCCTGCTGATGGCCCTCTACAGCCCCGGCAGCCGGCCCAGCGTCCATGCGGACGTGAACCACCGGCCGGTGTGGTACGACTGGCCGCAGCGGTTCGGCGCCCCCACCGGCCCGGCCACGATCAGTTATGCGGGGTCCGACGCGTTCGACGACATCACGCTAATCGAACGGACGTTCGCCAACGCCCAAATCGAGTTACACGTCCAGGAAAACTACGCCCTGGTAACGGTCGGCAGCAACCCCGAGTGACCTAATCCGGGACCGTTTCGCGCTAGAATCAGGTAGAGCACGCCTTAGCCGACTAGCGCCCCGATGGCAGAGACTCTCAGCGGCCAACTGGTAGCCCGTATCGAGTGGAATCACCAGGACTCCAACGGCATCAGCACTGTCGTCGATACCTCACGGCACGAACGCAGTGCCACGATCAGTAACGGCACCGGCGACCTCCAGGCCGACGCCATCTTCTACAAGACCGGCACGATTCCCGGCGGCGGCGGGTCGCCGGTGGACCTCGATTTGAACGCCCTGCCGCGGACCGTGTTCGGTGACCCGGCCGAAGTGGCGATGGTCGAGGTGATTGGCCTGCTGGTGGAGAACATGGAGGCCACCGTCAACGACAACGCGATTGCGGTGGGCGGGGCCACCAAGGCTTTCTCTGCCCCCTTCGGCGATCCCAGCGACAAAGCGATCGTGCAGGCCGGCGGGGCCTTCGCTTGGTTCGCGCCTCGGGCCGGCGGGCCGGCGGCGAATGGTTCGACCGACATCCTGCGGCTCAACACGGCCGGGGCCAATGCGGCCCAGTACAAAATCAGCATCATGGGCCGCAAGAGCTGACGGTAGTTCGCACAACTCAATCTGATTCGGGAGCGCTTCGCGGATGGCTACCTTCAGCGGCAAAGACGGCAAGATTCTGATCGGCAGCACCACGTTGGCCGAGATCACCGGCTGGACGCTGACCACCAGCTCGAATAATCCCGCCTACGCGTCCAGCGCCACGGCCGGCCACAAGACACGCCGGGGAGGCGTGAAGGATTTCACGGGGTCGATTCAGGCCAAGATCGACCCGGCCGACCCGCTGACCAACGATTTCGACGAAGGCAGCATGGTGACGTTGCTCTTGTATCTGAACGCCACGGATTTCTTCACCTGCCCGAGCATCATCGACTCCCTCGAATGGAACGTGGACATCAACGATGGCGACGTGGTGGGTGTCACGGCGCAGTTCAGCGCCACCGCTGCGCCCACCAAGCCCTCCGGCTTCTGAGAAAGGACGCGTCGTGTCGCTCGAGGATTTCGACGATTCCCCCCGCACGCTCAGGATCGGTCGCCACAGCTTCACCGCCTCTCCCCTGCGGTTGCGGCACCTAGCCCAGATCAAGCGGCACATCCGCGAAGAGCGGCCCCAGCCGCTGAAGATTGCGACCGAAACGATCGCGGCCGCACCCCACCTGAGCGAGGCTCAGCAGGAAAAGCTGCTGTCGCGGGCCTACGAAGACCAGCTTGCGGCCGAGCGGGTGACGGAGGCCGACGTCGATGAGTTCATGAATGCGCCGGCCGGGATGCTGCATGCCGTGTTCTTGCTGATCCAGGAGCATCATCCCGAGCTGACGCTGGCCCGGCTCAACGCGGCCTTGGGAACCATGGAGCAGGCGGACGTGCCGCAGTTCTACGACGACGTGCGGCGACTGATGGGGGCGCCCGAGCGCCCTACGCAGCAGGCGGCGGGCACGCGGACCCGCACGCCTGGCCCGATTACGACCGCCTCTACCTCCAACTCGCACGCTCGCCGTATCGCCTCTCGTTCGCGGCGTTCTTGAATCTGACGCCGCGGCAGTTGCTGCTGCTCACCACTCCGCTGGACAAGGCAGGCCGCCTGATTCGCACCCAATCCAAGGAAGAGGCCCTGGCGTTTCGCAAGGACCGCCAAACCCAGAAGGCCCGCTTGATCCACGAACTGCGGGACCGCATCGCCGCTGAACGCTAGCTCATGTTCACCTTCCCCTTCGCCAATGCAATCACGGTCCTGAGCGTCAACCAGGCCCCGCTCTTGGCGGGCCTGGCCAAGGGGCGGGCGGCAATCAGCGCCTTCGCCACCAGTTCGGCTGCGAAGTTGAATCTGGCAGGTGCGGCGGTCGGCCGCGGAATGGCAGGCATCGGTCGCGGCGTGGGGGGGCTGGCGAGCGGCGCCCTGGGAGCGGCATCCGGGTTGGCGGTTGCGAGACTCTATGGCGGTTCGGCCTTGACGGTGGCTGCCGGCGGACTGCTGAAACTGGCCAGCGACGCCGAGGAGATGGAGGCCCGCTTCCGCCAGGTATTCCGGGACCAGGCCGACGAAGCTGCCAAGTTCGCCGACGAACTGGGACGCGAACTGGGACGCTCCAAGCACGCCCTGATGGACATGCTGACCAATTTCCAGCTCGAGTTCACGGCTTCTGGTCTGGGCCGCGTAGAGGCCCGCCAGATGAGCGAGACGCTGCAACAGCTCACGATCGACCTGGCGGCCTTCCACAACATGGCCGAAGAGGACGTGGGCAGCCGGCTGTTCCGCGCCCTGACGGGCAACCATCGGGCGCTGTACGAGCTAGGCGTCGTGATGAACACCGCGACGCTCAAGGAAGAGGCGTTGCGGATGGGCTGGAAGAAACAGTGGAGCGAGCTTAGCAATCTGGAAAAGATGCACTTGCGACTGGCCTTCGTGATGCGGGCCAGCAGCGATGCGCACGGTCAAGCGGCCCGCGAGGCCCAGAACATCGCCGGCCGCTGGCGGGCGCTATGGGCGGAGCTGAAGGAACTGGGGATCGCCATCGGCACGGCCATCATGCCGCCGTTCCGTGAGTTCCTGAGCCTACTGGTGGACGGCATCCACCAGGCCCGCGAGTTCTGGCAATCATTCATCGGCGGCGCTCAGCAGGCCGAGGGCGTGCTGGGAGGATTGGCGGCAACGATGCGCCGGTTGAGCGGCGAGTTCCACGCTGGAAAACAGGTCCGCGACCTGGAGATGGGCCGGCTCTTGGCCATTTCCAAGGAATGGCTGGTGTTCGGCGCGCGGGCCACCCTGCCCGGCGGCACGCTCAGCGGCGCCTGGGAAACCACGATGAAGAACATCGCCAAGATCAATCGTGGGGCGGAGGAGCTGATGTTCGATCGGTTCATGGGCGGTCCGATCGGCGGCCAGCGTCCCTTGCGGCAACCGAATATCCCGGCGCTCGGGATGGGGGAGGAAAAACAGAAGAAGCCCGAGGGGCCACGGCAAATGGGGCTGGTCGAGTTCAGCAAATTCCTGACGGAGCAACTGGGCCGTAAGGAGCAAGAACAACTGCTCAACGTGAATCAGCAACAGCTTGGTCAACTTCAGCAGATCAACGCAGGCGTGGGCCAGATGATCCGCAAGATCGACCAGGGTGAGGCGATGGTGGCGCCGGACTAAAGATGAGCTTTCCTTTCAACGCCGAAGAGCTCGAAGGTTCTCCGACCATCGAGATCGGGTTCGATAACACCAGTGCCACGCGCATCTTTCGCGTCCCCAACTGGTCAGACTGGCCGGCGTTCGCCGGCTTGCTGATCGGCCGCTACGACAGCACCGGTTCGTTGGTCACGATCACCCCCGGCATTCCGTTCCCGGGGATGCCATTTCTGTTCGTAGACCGGCTGCTGATCGAACCGTTCGATCCAGCCAACCCCGACGGCGGCAACGCCAGTCTCGGCTTCGGCACCAACGAGTACCCCATGGCCGGCGCCAAGTTGACGGCCAGTTATCGTTCGCGGTTCAACGACGAAGATTCCGGCAACCTGCGGCCCACCGTGCCGGACGGTACGTTCCTGGAGATCGACGGCGATATCGGGGCCGAAAAGGTGACGTTCCCCGGCCGGCAGGTGTCCGACAGTTCGGACCCTAGCAAGCGATTTGAGGACGACACGCTCCTGCACCAGTTGGTGCCCCTAGAAGAACTCAACATGACCTGGCACTATGTACGGCGTCCGCCGTGGAACGCCATGCGGAGCCTGCGGGGCAAGGTCAACGGGGCGATGACGCCTTCGAGTTGGGCGCCGGGTGGCAAGTTCCTGGGATTCGAGCACGAGCAGGTACTGTACCTGGGATCGACCTACAACCGCGAGTTCCAATTCGGCGAGCGGACCGGGTTTTGGAAAATCAAACACCGCTTCGCCATCAAGCAGACGTTCAGGAACGACGGCTCGCCCTGCGGGTGGAACCACGTGCCGCGCCGCGACGGTACGACGACCGATTTCCATCGCGTGACCTTGGCCGACGGCGTGGACAAGCCGCCCTACCGCACTGGCGATTTCGAGCCGTTGTTCGGATACGAATAGTCATGCCCGGCAAGATTCCCCACTGGCGTGCCCGGCAGCGGATCACAGAAGGCCGTCTGAATCGGATGGTCGATGGGATCAACGAGCAGGTCGTGGACGTGGCGGCCCCATTGACGTTGCATCGCACGCCGGCCGGCATCATTCTAGGGATCAGCGGCGTTCCTCACCTGGACTTGATCGAGCTCGAGCAACACCTGCTCGCCGGAAAATACGACAAGACGGCGAACCTATTGCAGCGGGACTACGCAGCCTCCAGCGGCGACGCCGACCAGTTCGCGGTCGTGCGGGAACTGGCCCGCACGATGGACGCCTGGCGGAGCGTGTGGCTGGAGGGCCATCGCGGGCTGGCGCTGTGGCTGCCCAACGCCGGACAGAGAGTGCCGCTCCCCGGTTTCAACTTCCACATCGTGGAACTGCTGGGCGAACTGACCAGCGGCAGCAGTCAGTTCGCCAAGATTCTGACGCCGCTCTCGGGCTCGCTGGTGGACGCCGAAGAGGCGTCGGCCGATATCGAGATCGTCGTGTGGGACATCACGACCGGCGTCAGCACCCCCAGCGGGACGCGGTGCATCGTCGTCCAGCACCCGGTCGGCGGCAAGTGGTGGGTCGTGCCGAGCGCGGCCGCGCCGGCCGTGCCGACCTGGGCCTACATCGAGTTCAGCGTGGGTTCCACGTTCACGGTCTCCAGCGCCACGTTCTCGGCCACAGTGGAGAAGATCATCGGCGACACATCGGTCGCCAGCGTGACCGACACTGTGACGGTCAACAACCCGGTCGGTAACGTGACGGCCCACTGGTTCTATGGCAACGCCGGTGACCGCGGCGGCGCGCTCTACGATCCATCCGCCGACGAGTGGAACGCCATCACGCTGGAGTGCAGTCCCGCGGCTTAGCGGGGAACCGCCATGCCGACCCAGGGCCAGCCGCAGTGCGAGTGCTGCCAACCGGAGCAACCGGACCTCGATTGCGCCCTGTGCGACGAAGGCACGGCCCCGATGGAATGGGAAGTCACGATCCCCAGCGGCTGGACGCAAGACGGCTGCTGCGATGGCCTGGCCGGAACCTACGCGGTCCCGTGGCGGGAGACGATCACCTTTCCGGCCGACCCGTCGGTCTGCTTCTACTATTCGGAGTGCTTCGAGCACCCCTGCGACGGCACGATCACCGGCGCCCAGTCGTTTCGGATCGAAGCGTTCCTGTTCACCGATTCCGACCCGACGCCGAACGTGGCGATTCTGGTGCGGCTGGTCGAATACTACTTCAACGACGACTGCACGGGGGGCGACCACAAGTATCTGGAGTGGTTCGCCTGGTGGGACTCGGGCACTCCGCCCTTCGACTGTGGCGGGATCGAAGATTTCGAGCTGCCGCTGACCGGGTCTGGCGGCGACGGCACGCCGGGAACGCTGTGTGCCGACGGTCCGCCGGTGGTGGGTATCGACCCCGCTTCGGCATTCATCAGTGGCGTCTATGTCTGAGCCGATTCCCCGTTGTCGAATGGCGGTCGGGCCGGATGGCCGTTATCGCTGCCAGGTTTGCGGCGCCGGGCCGTTTCGCCGGGCGGACGTGATTCGCGGCTGCGGTTCGCACAGTGGGCCTGTGGCGACCAAGCCGTCGCCGTGTCCGACCTGCGGCCAGCCGCTAAAACCCCGCCAGCAGTTGCCCGACAAGCGCTGGTGGCTCTGGTGCAAGACCTGCGACCGCTTCGTGCGGGAGTGCCGCACGTGCAATCGCCTAGCGGCGCAGCGCCGCGGCCAAGAGCACCCCGAGCCCGCCGCCGGCGATCAGGATCGCGGCCAGGCCGAGCGGCCCGAGCCCGCCCCCGCGCAACAGGGCCACGATCCCGAGCGCCAGGGCGCAGAGCAACAGTAGCGCGGCGAGCTTCGGCATGGTCAGCCTCCCCAGGGGGGGGGGGGTAATCGGCAAACCAAGTGCCGCCGCTTCAGCGATCCGTCTCTCGCCCGCAATGCGGACAGATCGTCGCCTTGCGATGGATCAGCTCGCGGCAGTGCTGGCAGGGTCTCCGATGGCCGCGGCTGAACAGCACGAGCAGGAGGCCCAGCGGCCCGAACAGCAGGCCGGCCAGGAAGCCCGCGCCGCCGATCCCCTTGGGGGCCCCCAAGATGCCGGCCGTCACGGCGCACAGAAACCAGATCAACAGGAACAGCGGATTGCTCGCCAGCAGCAGATCCATCACATGAGCCTCCGTCCCCAGTAGATGCCCGCGAACAGCCACCAGAGGATCGCCAGCACGCCGGTCTCCTGGAGCGCAAACGGCAGATTGCTCTGCCGCCTGGCAAAGTGCATGGTCTTTCTTTCGGTTGCGCTGAAGTCTCGTCTTTGCTGTTTCGGACGCGTTCGTTCAGGCAAGGTTTGGCGGTGCGAACCACGGTGCGCGTCGGTCTCCCCCAGTGACCTTCGCGCCCGTAGCTCAATCGGATAGAGCGCTGGCCTCCGAAGCCAGAGGTTTGCAGGTTCGATCCCTGCCGGGCGTACTTGCCGGAGTGTCCGGTCTCCGCGAGGAACCGGGACGGTAGCTACTGGCCGTTTTGAAGCCACTCCGGCACAAACCTTGCGAACACCTACCATAGTCGGTATCCTGAGAGGATGCAAGCAATGACCCCCGCTGATCGCCGAATCCGCAACACGCTGGGCACGAACCTGCGCCGTGCCATGGCCGAAAAGGGCATGTCGCAGGCAGCCCTGGCCAAGGCCACGGGCGTGCCCCTGATGACGATCAACCGCATGATCCGTGGTGAAAACCGGCCGCTGGTGGTCACCGTCCAGAAGGTGGCCAAAGCCCTCGAAACCTCGGTCGATTCGCTACTTACGCCCAACGGAAAAAATAATTCTCGCTAGGCCCCCTTGACGAGCCTAACGAACTTGGTAAGATGCCCGACATGCTGAACGTGCGGCCTTCAATCCGCCCGATCAGTTGACAAGACAGTAGCACTCTCCGCGACCGCTCTGGGTTGGTGTGAGGCGCCCGGCCGGGATGCCGGGCACGGGAACTAGAGAACGGGCCAGGGCCGGCGTGGCGGAGCCGCGGCTGGCCTTTTTCCGAACACTGGTCATCAGCAGAAGATATGGACGCCCCCGTAACCGCCGCCGACTTCCGCCGTATCGCCCGCTACATGATCGAGCGGGGGTGCGGCCTGGACGTGACCTTGGCGCAGCTTTCCGAGTCCCGCGACAGCGAGCTGCCGCAATGGATGCGCGAGGCCCTGTTCGGCACCAGCCATCAGTCGCCGCCCCTGCCGCTGGTTTGGGTGCCGGCCGGCGGGAGGGTGGAGGCCCGAATCCTGGTCCGCGACAAGGATGGTCGGACCACGATCCATTACTGGACCTGCGAGGCGGACCAGCAAGGGGTGGTCTCAGCCTGGAAAAAGGAATATTCGTACCGCCGCCAAACCTGCGCCACTGCGTTGGAGCATGATTGTAGGGGCGAATAAATCGTCAGCAGAAGACCATGCCTAGCACTACATTGGCGGGATCAATCGGCAAGAACGGTTGCCGTCGCAAGCGATTGCCGCGGCCACGCAAAGAACTCAGCCGTTCCGAGAAGCGAACACCGCGAGGAAGGTTTGCCTTGCACCTTCGTTCCCTGATGGACGAAGTAGGAATCACCAGCAAGGCCCTGGCAGCGAAGCTCGGCATCAAAGAGCCGACCGTGCGGTACTGGCTGCGAGCCGAAACCTTCCCGGATATCGAGACGCTAGCGGCACTCGGCAAGGCCCTGGGCCTGGACGATTACCGTAAGGTCTTGCCGCCCTTGAGGTAAAAAATAGTGTGGATTTTTCCGACAGGTGGCCTTGCATTCTGCGTCGGGATCGTTTACGATTCTGGACATGGGGTGGACGGAAGGGAACCAAACGATGACGCTCGCCGGCTATGACGATTGGAAGTTGGCCTCCCCCGAAGACTGTCGGCCGGGCGATGACGACTGGGCCGAGGCCCAGCGAGAGCGGCTGCACGGGTTCGACCGGCTGGACCGGGAACTAGACAAGGACGACGCCGAGGTGAGCGTCCCGAGCGACTTGCGGAGCAGTGCGACCTTCTACATGGAGAAGGACGTGCGGACGCTGGACGAGCTAGAGGAAGCCCTATTGCGGCTGTTGCGGGCGGTCCGCACGGCCCAGGGCTAGGGAAAGAACCAAGGAGGAGTTGCCATGCTGTGCCTGCACCGCAAGACGAACGAACTGATCGGGATTCAGACCAGCGACGGGATGGTCACGATTCGGGTGGTGGACATTTGCTGCGACGGCGGGCGCCGCAACCGGCGGACCCGGCTGGGCATCAACGCCCCGTCGAACGTCGTGGTTCACCGCGAGGAGGTCTGGCGGAGGATTGCCGAGGCGACCGGGCTGGAGTTGCCGGAGGAACTGCGGACGGAGACTAAACATGATTGATTGCAACCGCGATCCCGAGCCGCGTCCCGTGCCCTGCGACCGCGCGGCCTCCTGGCTCAACTGGGCCTCGATTCTGTTCTGGCTGCTCATCGGGGCCGGCTGTGGTCTGTGGGCGCTCTGGCGATTGAGAGGTTGACCATGCCCGTAATGATCTTGGAAGGCACCCGCATCAACGAGTGCGACCGCGAAGGCGCTGTGCTGTACTGCTCGACCAGCGGCCACGCGTTCGGCCACCTGTTCGCCAGCGCGGTCGAGGCCGAGGACTTCATGCTCTGGGCCAAGCGCTGCGGCTGCGACGATGTGCGGCGGTTGGACGTGGGCCAGGAGTTCGACGTGTGGTACCGCCGGTGGTTGGGCGAACGGAGTCTGAATCGATGAATGCCCTGGACGCAGCCCTAATGGCCATCGACGTGGCGGTTGGCGAGCCAACCGAGCAGTCGGCCCTGATCCGCGCCAAATGCCGCGGTCTGATGCGCGGCTACCACGCTCGGTGGTCTGGCCAGCCGTGTCGGCCGATCGAGGTGGAGGTCACGCTGACGGCTCCCCTGATCAATCCTGCGACCGGCCGCAAGAGCCGCATCTTCTCGCTGGCCGGCAAGCTGGACGTGACGATCGAGATCGATGGCCGGACCTACGTCGTGGACCACAAGACGACGAGCCAGGACATTGCCGATCCCAATTCGCCCTACTGGCGACAGCTTGTGGTGGAAGGCCAGGCCACACACTATCTGCTGCTGGCCTGGCTCAACGGTCAGGAACACGACGGCGCAATCTGGGACGTGGTGCGGAAGCCCACTATCAGCCCCAAGAAGCTGAGTAAAACCGAGCGGGCCTTGGTGGTTTCCAATGGAACATACTGCGGCCCGCCGGTCACGCAGCTCGACCGCGAGCGGATGCAGACCGAAGAACGCGAGTCGCCGGCGATGTACGAGGCGCGGTTGGCGGGCGACTGTTGCGAACGTCCCGACTGGTATTTCCAGCGGCGGAGCGTGCCGCGACTCGCCTACGAACTCGAAGAGTACGCAACGGAGCTGTGGGATATCGCCCAAGATATGGCACGCGTCCATCGGACCGGCAAGAACTACCGCAACAGCGGGGCCTGTTTGCTCTATGGCTCGCCCTGCGAGTTCTTGGGCATCTGTTCGCACCACGACAATCCGAGCAGCGACCGCTGGAAACTGCGGGCGAGCGTCCACGAGGAACTGCCGTTGGCCCCGGGAGACGACGGACGCTGCATCCTCACCAACAGCCGGGTACGGTGCTACCAGACCTGCAAACGGAAAGAGCACTACCGCTACATGCTCGGCATCGAGCGCTTCGATGCCGAGGAACGAGAATCGATTTTTTTCGGCAACTGCTGGCATGCCGCCCAAGAGGCATGGTGGCGTTGCTTCCTTCAACCTGAGGAGCCGACCAATGGCAAGCGTTCGCGGACCAACGCGGTCCGCAACCGCGGGGCCGCGCCGCAACTGGCTCGCTGATGTCAAGCGCGACATCGGCGAACGGCCATCCGCCCTAGTGATTGCCGGACCGCCCGGCGTGGGCAAGAGTTCGCTGGTGGGTAACGCCCCCGATGCCGTGGTGATGCCGACCCGCCAGGAAGAGACCTGGGATCTGCTCAAGCGGACCGGGGCCGTGCCGGCCGACTTGCCGGTGTTGCCCACGCCCCAGAGCTGGGGTGACGTGCTGGGGATTCTGTCGAGTCTGCTGGAGGACGAGCACGGCTTCCGGCTGCTGGGGATCGACACGATCGGCGGCTGCGAACGGCTCTGCCATGAGCATGTCTGCGCCCAGCACTTCAAAGGCGACTGGGGTGAGCGGGGCTTCGCCGGCTACCAACGTGGCTACGAGGTGGCGCTGGCCGAGTGGCGGGAGTTCCTGGGCCTCTTGGACAGGCTCCGCGACCATCGCCAGATGCGAGTGGTGCTCCTGGGCCACACGCGGATCAAGCAGTGGCGCAATCCCGAGGGGCCTGACTTCGATCGCTACACGGTGGATGTCCACGACAAGACCTGGGCACTGACGCACAAGTGGGCCGACGCCGTGTTGCTGGCCAACTACTACGTGGAGACGGAGCAGGACAATGGCAAGCGGGCCAAAGGCCGTGGGGGCCAGCAGCGGTTCATCTACACCGAGCACTCGGCCGCCTACGACGCCAAGAATCGGCTCGGACTGCCTTCAGAAATCAGCATGGGCAATAGCGGCCTGGAAGCCTGGACCAATCTTCGGGACGCTATTGCGGCGGCCCTGCAACCCCAGAAGGAGACGGCATGAGCGCCTATTACCAGCCCGGTGACTATCTGTGCAAGATTGTCAACCAGGGCTTCGCCGAATCGAAGGATAAGAAGACGCCCTATCTGTTCCTGGTGGTGCGTCCGGTCGCGCAATACGGCATGTCGGATGAAGGCGAGCAGGAATATCCGGTCGAGATGCAGTACGATCGCACGGTTTCTCTCTGGCTCACAGACAAGACTGTCGAGCGGACGGCCGAGCGGCTGTGCGAGATCGGCTGGGCCGGTGCCGACTGGAATGATCTCGCGCCGGGCGGCGTCTGCGACCTGACCGGAACCGAGCTCCGCCTGACCTGCGTTCACGAGCTGTACAACAATGAGCCCCGCGAGAAGTGGGACTTTCCGTTCAGCGGCGTTCCCGTGCAACACGATCCCAGCGTCTCCAAGAAGCTCAACGCGCTGTTCGGCAAGGCACTCAAAGGGCATCAGGCCGGTGCTGCCAAGCCGGCTCGTCAGGCAGCCCCGGCTGGCCTTGCCGCCACCGCCAGGGAGGAAGATCTGCCGTTCTAGGGTCCATGGTGGCGACACCTGCCGAGTCCTTCCGCACAGCGTCGGTTGGCGAGTGGTGTGACAGCCGGAGAGACGGCAAATGACTTTTGGGGGCCGGCGACACCTGCCGGCGGTAAACAAAAAGTGGAGTGACAGCCGGAGAGACGGCATGCTTCACGAGGAATCACATGAGCAAGGCAACCAAACCCAAGGGAGACCTGACGCCGCGGCAGCGGGACATCTACCGCTTCGTGCGGCGGCACGTGCTGGCCAAGCAGCGTCCTCCGACCTTGCGTGAGATCATAGAGGCATTCGATCTGGCCTCGACTAACGGCGTCCAGGGGCACCTGCGGGCTATGGTCCGTAAGGGATGGCTGGTTGCCGAGGAGAATAGGAAAGGGCTTTGGAATCGCTATCGGATCGTTGGTTTGCAATGTCCGTACTGCGGCAAGGCGCTGGCATCATGAGCAACCGCATCGACGGCTCGCTCCATTGCATCGGCATCAGAAAGCGCGGCGAGACATACGCGTTCGTATTCGATCGCCTGCATCTGGGCGAAGTGCTGCGGACTATCGGTCGGTTTGCGTCGGACCCCGAGCTATCGCTCTCCTGGTACGATGCGGCGGCGTTGAGCCAACACCTGCGGGCGATGATCGGAGAGGAAGATTGATCGTGGTAGGGGGCGCGGTATGGCCTGCGGATGGTCCGCGGGCGCCAAGATGGCGTGAGCCAGGGAAACGGACTGTGGCAAGGGCGAGAAACTTGAAACCCGGTTTCTTCACCAACGAACGTCTGGCCGATTGCCAGCCGCTGGCCCGCATTCTCTTCCAGGGTCTATGGCTCTTGGCCGATCGGGAGGGTCGGCTAGAGGACCGTCCGAGAAAGATCAAGGCTGAGGTATTGCCGTTCGACACCTGCGATCCAGACCAACTCCTGGACGAGCTGCAACGGCATGGATTCATTGCTCGCTATGCCGCGCGTGGAATGCAAGTCATTCAGGTGCTTGCCTTTGCGAAGCACCAACGGCCGCATGCGAACGAGGCTCAGAGCCAGCTTCCTGCCTTGGAAGAAAGCACTTCGCACCAAGGTAGCAAGGACTTCGCTCTGTATCCCTCTTCATTGAATCCCTCTTCATTGAATGCCTCTTGTCTGAATGCCTCTGATAGCTCGGTCGTGCCGGAGGCACGGCCCGAGCCGGCAGTCCCGCCTGTGTCCTTCCCGCACGACGACGCGAGCACGAGCCAAGACTTGGCGTTCCCGGTCGTGGGCAAGGGCAAGCCGAGAGACGGCCTGTGGCGGCCTAGCGTCTCGCAGCTCGCGGAGTGGGCCGCGGCCTACCCGGACCTGGACACGCTGGCCGAGATTCGCAAGGCCCGGCAGTGGATTCTGGCTGTTGACCGGCGGAGAAAAACGATCCGTGGAATGCCCGCGTTCCTGGTCGGCTGGTTCAACCGAGCGCAGAATGCCACCCCCCAGCGGCCCGGCGTAGCGACGCCACCCCCGATGCGTCAACTCGTGGACATCGACTCGATGGAGTTTTGCCGATGAGCCCCGACGAGTTCAGGTTGTGGTACAAGACGCACCGGGCTTCGTTTCCCGAGATCGATTCCTGGTTGTCCCGGCAACCCAACCGCCAGGAGGTGCTCGAAAGCTGGAGGGCCACGCTGGCACAGATCGACTTCAGCGATGCCTGTTCGGTGTCGGAGCAGATGGGCTTCGGTGAGATTTCTGCGCCACGCGTGTTCGGCGACACAGCCCGCCAGGTGCGTCGTGCAGCACGCGAACTAGTGGCCCAGCGGATGCACGCTGCCCAGCGAACGCGGCGCATCGTCGATGGCCTGCGGACGGTGCGTTGCCGGGACTGCGAGGACGATGGTTACGTGCTGTGCTGGCATCCTCGCTCGGTCGCTTATGCCCGACACCATCGGGCCAGTGGACCGAAGTTCAAGAGCTACACGGTGCTGGTCGTATGCGCTTGCGAGGCCGGCAATGAGCGACTGAAGCAGCGCTGGGCGCAGGAGGTGCGTGCCTCTGGCCAACAGCCTCCGCGCTACGAACCGCGGCGCTGGTGCCGGATTACGAAGCTGCGATACGCAGAACAGCTCCAGGAGTTGCTCGATTGGTGTACCGAGACAGCCTGCGTCGAGAGCACGGCGGACAATTTCCAGTGGGCAGGAGCCGGAAAGGATTTTTGATGCGACTCACGTTGTCGCCGGACCGGATCGAAGACTATCGCCTGTTCCTGCGGATCAAGGCGCTGCCTAAGTACGCGATTCGCGGACGCGTGGCCGAGTTCCCGGACGAGTACGCCGAGACGCTCGGCTTGGGAGTCGAGCAAGCAACGCACGCGAAGTACGAGCCGCTGCCGGGGCTGTTCGACTACCAGCGGGACATCGCGCGGATGGCGATCGAGAAACGTAAGTTCGGCGTGTTCGCCGATCCAGGTTTGGGGAAGACGCTGGTGATGCTCGAGTTCGCGCGCCACGTGGCCGAGAACCGACCTCGCAAGAAGAAGCTGCTCGTCTCACCGCTGATGGTCATCGACCAGACGCTCTCGGAATGTCGGCGATTCTACGGAACGGGTTTGCCGATCGAGCAAATTCCAGCGTCCGCATTGCCGGGCTGGCTGCGCGAGGAGGGCGGCCAGATCGGAATCACGAACTACGAGGCGATCGTGGACGGCCTGACCGGTGAGAATCTGGCGGCGGTGCTATGTGATGAGAGTTCGGTGATGAAGTCTGCGACTGGCAAATGGGCCAAGCGTCTGATCGACCTGGCGGCTGGCGTGGAGTACAAGTTGGCCCTCACGGGAACCCCGGCCCCCAACGATCGGATCGAATACGCCAACCACGCCGTGTTCCTGGATCAGTTCCCCACGGTCAATTCGTTCCTGGCTCGCTACTTCGTGAATCGCGGCCAGACTCAAGAACGCTGGGAGATCAAGCAGCACGCGATCGGTGCCTTCTACCGCTCGCTCTCGCATTGGTGCATCTTCCTGAGCAATCCGGCGGTCTACGGTTGGCAAGACAACGTGGGCAGCATCCCTCCGATCCAGGTCCACATTCACGACGTGCCGCTGACGGCCGAGCAAGATCGGCTGGCTCGCAAGCAGACCGGCACGCTATTCGCCAACAACGTCGGTGGCATCACGCAGCGGCAGGTGCTCAGCAGGCTGAGCAAGGGTCATTACGACGGCCAGAAGATCGAGACGTTAAAGCCGGCGTTCATCCGCGAACTGATCGCTACTTGGCCGGACGAATCGACGATCATCTGGTGCCTGTACAACGACGAACAGGCGGCGTTGGAGAAGCTGTTTCCCGAGGCGGCCAGCATCGAAGGCAAGACGCCGCATGCCAAGCGAATGGAGTTGCTGGACGACTTCAAGGCGGGCCGGAGGAAAGTGCTCTTGTCCAAGCCAAAGGTCCTGGGGTTCGGATTGAATCTGCAAATCGCCACGCGGCAGGTGTTCAGCGGACTGCAAGATTGTTACGACGACGCAACCGAAATTCTGACGCACCGCGGTTGGATTGGATTCCAAGAGCTGGCTGCAGAGCCATGTCAGGTTGCGACGGTCAATCCACGAACGCTCGGCTTCGAGTGGCAAGAGCCATCGCGAGTCATTTGCTCTGAGCATGTTGGTCCAATGGTTAGGTTTATTGGCCAACGAAACTTCGATCTGCTGGTCACGCCGAATCATCGGATGTTCGTTCAGAGGTGTCCGCTGCGGTACCCCAGCAGCAATGGGCAATGGCAGATTCGGCATGCGGGAGAACTGGCCGAGTCGTTTAAGCGACAGGAATACAGAATGCTGTCTTGTCCCGCATTCTTCGTCGGCGAGCGGCCGGACATGATCGAAAACGACTATGAAGTCGTTCGTCCGGCGGCAGCTAAAACGATTGCGTCCATCGGAACGGAGGATGCGGTGCGATTGGCAGCGTGGTACTTGACCAAAGGTTACTGCCGACCGCGAGGGACCCCAGAATTCGGTCGAATCGTGATTTGCCAGACAGACGTCAACCCAGAAAACCGCAAGGAGATCATTTGCCTTCTTGGGCGAATCGCTGGCCACGTGAACTCGCACGCGAAAGACATCCAGTGCTACTCTCGTCATTTGGCAACTTGGTTGCTCGAAGAATTCGGCCATGGATCGCATAACATGCGAATGCCATATTGGCTGAAAAATCTCGACGGTCCGTTGCTCGTGCTGCTGCGGGACACGATGATGCGTGGCGACGGAATTAGCGGAGGTCGTGCGTACCGAACTGCCAGCCGGTCGTTGGCCGATGACTTCCAAGAAATCTGTCTCAAGACCGGCTGGCGGGCTTCCGTAAAGCAGCGAATTGGTGTTTGCCGTCGGTACCCGAATGACGTTGTGTTCGACGTGACGCTAGCCAAACAGAACACGCGGCCGAGCATTTTCGTGGAGCCGGAGATCGAAGACTACTCGGGCATGATCGGTTGTGTTACGGTGCCAAATGGACTCGTGCTCGTTCGCCGCAACGGCATTCCCGTGGTGAGTGGTAATAGCTACGAATCGTTCTATCAAGCCGTAAAACGCTCCAACCGCGTGGGCTCGACGCGGCCGCTCAACGTCCACATCCCTGTGACCGACCTCGAAAGGCCGATGGTGGAGAATGTCCTACGAAAAGCCCACAACGTCGAGCGCGACACCGCCGAGCAAGAGGCGTTGTTCAGGGCTGGACGCTGAACGCATCGCCGAGATGCGGGCGTTCACGAAGCTCTACGGTTCTGCCAACCGCTGGACGGGGACGTTAGGAACCGCGGCCACTTACATTCACGAGCTGCTGGAAGAAAGGGAAGCCGATGGCAGACATCTTGGGTGAGAAAAACTGGCAAATCGAGTTGGGCGACTGCATCGAGATCATGCACGATATGCCGCCGGCGTCGGTGGACTTCGCCGTGTTCTCTCCGCCGTTCCCGAGCCTGTTCGCCTACACCAGCGAGATGGCAGACATCGGGAACAACGAGGATCTGCGGGGAGAGGCCAAGCTGCACCTGTCCTGGTTCTACCGTGGACTGGCCCGCGTGCTGAAGCCCGGCCGCGTGGCTGTGGTCCACGTGACTCAGATTCCTGGGCTAGCGCGCAACGGCGAGAAGGGCACCTTCGACTTCCGCGGCCTGAACATCCGGCTCGGCCAGCGGGCGGGGATGATCTACCAGTACGATTGGTTGATTGGGAAAAACCCGCAAGCACAGGCCATCCGCACGCATTCCCACAAACTTCTGTTCGTCACTTTGGAGCGGGACCGCGCACAGACCTGCGGGGCGATGGGCGACTACCTGATCAAGTTCATCAACGATGGGGAAAACGCGGTGCCGATCGACTCCAAGGGCGAGATCAGCCGGCAAGACTGGATCGACTGGGCAGAGGCATCGTGGCCCTGGACCCAAATTCGGGAGACCGACACGCTCAACACCAAGGCCGCCAAGAGCGAGAGCGATGTGAAGCACATTGCTCCGTTGCAGCTCAAAGTCATTCATCGGCTCGTCAAGCTCTACAGCAATCCTGGCGAGATCGTGTTCAGTCCGTTCGCTGGCATCGGCTCGGAAGGATACGAGGCCGTGAAGCTCGGGCGGCGGTTCTTCGGCTGCGAGCTGAAGCCGGAATATCACACCGAGGCCCTGCGCAACTTGACCAAGGCCACGACGGCGGCCAAGGAGCGGGAGCGGACGCTGTGGGATCTGGTGGAGTCCACGGCCAGCGAGTGACGTCAGGATGAATCGCGTGAAACCCAAGGTGCTGGACCTGTCGCTATTGCGTCCCGCGCGCCGCCGCAAGTCGCTGCTGAAGAAGACCAGCGACTTGGAGGAATCGTTCGTCACGCTCTGGCGGCTGCACGGCAGGCCAGAGCAACCGTGCCGCGAGCATCGGTTCCATTCCGAGCGGCGGTGGCGGTTCGACTTCGCCTGGCCGTGCTCCAAGGTGGCGGTCGAACTGGACGGCGGGGCCTGGCGGCGCGGCCGGCACCATCGGCCGCAGGGATTCCGCGAGGACTGCCGTAAGCACAACGCGGCCAGCCTGGCGGGCTGGACGGTGCTGCGGTACACGGCCGAGGACTTGCGAGAACGGCCGCTCCAGATGGTGGAGGAGGTCGTGTGTGTGTTGGCCGGAAAGGAGGCGCAGTGATGTCGAGCTGGCGACGAGCCCTACCGCGGCCGGCTCTACACGCATCCCAGCCGGGCATTTCTCACGGACGCGGAGTGGTCCCCCAGCACGAACGTCGCGGACGCCATCGCGGCATTGGAGGCGTGGTGCAAGCAAACCGACATGCGGCCAGAGATTGCCTTCATCAACAGCGCTGAGCCGCATTGGGCTTTGTGGTGGTGGGAACGCCGTGTAACTTTACGCGGCGAACTGTGCGACGTAATCTGCCGCGCCATCCTGGACGCCGCGGAAGAACTCAAATGACCCCCTACCGCTCCGAACCAAGCAAGTTCCTTGGACCGCTCCAGGTCCGCGGTCTGCCTGAATCGCAGGCGTATTTGTTGGCAGAAAAAATCGCCGCCACGATCGACCGCTATCCGAACCGGCACGCCAATCCGCTTGCCGCTGCCGAACTGTACCACGACATCGCCAGCTCATCCGCATCGTCAGACCTATGGATAACCAACACATGGCCATCACCAGCCTGATGCAGTCCCTCCTCGCAATCGACCGCCGCGAGTGGGCGCTATACGCCCAGGCGGCCATCAACCGGTTGGCGGAACTGGAGGCGGGTCCAAAGCAGCAATCACTGTGGAGCGGGAGCTAGCGCGATGGAATCGGAACGGAAGCCGGAACAAGGACCGGTCGAGGCGCTCGAAAAGAAGCTGCGGCCGATCCGGGTTCGCCGTGGCCATCCGGTGGTGGCCGACGGCAAGCTGTACGCCGTCCCGCCCGACGGACCGCGGGAAATCACGATCCTGGTGGGCGACTGGCCTATCGACAAAACGCACGCGGTCGGTTAAGATACGCGCATCAAGTCGGCGATCTGCCGCCTGTGATCTCCGGTCACTGCCGGCCGCGAGCTGCGGCCACCCAAGCAGTAGCCATTCTTTCCTGGAGGTCGTGCCATGTCCCGAGCCGTAACCGTTTCTGACGAACTGGCCGAGGCCCTTGAAGCCGCCGGTGCCGTAGAGGGCACTGCCCAGGCCCAGGGCGCCGTGGCCCAGGCGATTGCCGGCCGCGATGGCCCGCTGGTGCGGCTCATCCGGTTGTTGCCGCAGTTGGGCGGTCTGTTCGGCAACAGCGGGTTGCTGACCCTGATCCAACTCTTGCCGCAGCTCGGCAGCCTGTTGGGTGGCGGCGCGTTCCTCAAGGTGCTCCAGGCCCTGCCGCCGATCGTCAATGCGCTGAAGGCCGGCAACTACGGGGCCGCGTTCAACCTGGCGCTCGCGCTGATCCAAGAACTGTTTCCCAATCCGGCACCCGCCCAGAGCAACGACTAGCGACATACCCCTGTCGCCAGGCCGGCGCAGCGGTGCGCGCAACTGCGCCGGCTACCTATCGTGGGGACGGGCCTTGGAGGCCAGACAGGCTCATAACCTGCCGCATGTCGGTTCGATTCCGACCCCCACCACTTGCGGAGAACTCTGATGGCAAATATTTCGAGACCGCGGCCAGATTGCATCTGCACCGTTCGCTGGTGGGACGGAACGCTGTTGCGTTTCTACACCCCGAAATGTCCGCGGTGCAGAATTGCTTTTCTTCCACCGCCCCCGAAACCTGCGGTCCCGAGATGAGCGACGCGCCATGCTGTCGAACCTGTACGTTCTTCGAGCCGCTTGACCTGCGGCCACCGCCGGACTTCGTCGCCGACGAATCGCCGGGCCGCTGTCATCACGAACAAGTGAACCTGATGGCCACCTGCGGGGCGAACCGCCGGCCTGTACTGCGGTTCAGTCCGCTGCCGAGCTTCGGTTGTGTGCTGCACGAACCAAGGCAAGGATGCGAGTAGTGATCCGCTCCAGCAAGCAGCGTCGCGGTGGTCTTCCTCGGTCGCAGGAGGAGATTGCCGCCGCTTGTGCGGCTATTCGGGCGGGCTGGACTGAGGCCGATATCCGCGACCAGCGTTCACGCCGCGGTGTATGGGCCATTCCTCCAGGCTGGATGCCGCCGCGGGTGACCAGTGCCGTTTGTCTCAACGGGCAGAGCCGTCCTAGTGTGTTCGATCAGGAGGAAGACGAATCATGAGCGACCCGATCTACACGCTGCCGCCGTTCACTCTCCAGCTTGCCGCCACGCCGCTGGCCGAGACGTTCGACTGGTGGTACACCGAACTCGGCTTCCCGGAAATCCACAAGACCTATCGCGGCAACGGGGTCAAGGTCGCCATCCTCGATACCGGATGCGACACGAATCACGGCGATCTGTCGGGCGCGATTGCCGACGCGATCGACCTGACCGGTTCGCCGATCGGCGTGCGGGATGCTGTCTCCCACGGCACTTGGGTCGCCTGCGCTTTGCTAGCCCGGATCAACAACGTAGGTGGCGCAGGCGTGCTGCCCGAGGGCCAGGGCTACATCGCCAAGGTGCTGGGTGACAACGGCTCGGGTTCGATCCGCTCCATCGTCAACGGCATCGAGTGGGCGATTGCCAAGCGGGTGGACGTGATCAACATGAGCCTGGGGTCGCCTAGCGACGACCCGGCTTTACGGGCCGCCTGTCAGCGGGCCGAGTCCGCCGGCATCCGGGTGGTTTGTGCGGCGGGCAACGACGGCGTGCGCTCGCGGCCTAACTTTCCGGGGGCGCTGCCAACGACCGTGGCGGTGGGCGCGGTCAATCGCGCCGGCGAACTTGCGCCGTTCAGCTCGCGTGGGCCCTACGTCGATATCGTCACCTTCGGCGTGGACATGCTCGCCGGGATTAACGGCGGCGGCTACGGCCGCATGTCCGGCAGCTCGATGGCAAGTCCTATCGCCGCTGGCGTGGCGGGCTTGCTGATCGAAATGCACCGCCGGACGCCGAACCACAAGACGCCGATTACCAACGTCCAGCAGCTCATCGAGCACCTCAAGCGCGGGGCCCGCGACGCCGGCCCGCCGGGGCGCGACGTGGGGTACGGCTGGGGCGTGATCAACCCGCGGACGATTCTCGAGCCCGAGGCACCGCCGGTGCAATCGCCGCCAGCGCCCGAGCCCGGCCAGCCGGTGCCGAGGGCCGCGATCGAAATCAACCTGGGGATGGGGCTCGTGTTTCACGTGCCGGCCCAGCCGGGCGACATCGTGACCGGCGGCCTGGGGCTCAAGCTGGGCGAGCCGCTCGATTCGCGGCTGGACGGCGAGCTGCTGCTACGGCAGTTGCAGCAGGCGGCCGAATTGGAGCTATGCCTAGAGGAACACCCAGCCGAGGAGTGCGTGGACTGGCTCGAAACCTGGCCTGGCGACCATAGCAACGAAGAAGAAGGGGAGGCGACTCCGTGAAAAAGCTGCTGTGTGAGTGGGCCGCCAAGCTCCAAGCACTCGAAACGTCGCTATGATTTGCGTGTCGGAACCACCGCCCCAGCCCCGGTCGCTAAAATCGCCCGGCACCAGCCGGTCGCTATCGATCGAAGAGGCGCTGCGGCTGGCCAAGTCGGGCCGCCGTGCCGACCGGGCCAGGAAGCGGTTGTCACAGGTCGTCGGACTCGCGCGGGCGGAGCGGCGGCGGTTGGCGCAGGTGGTCGCCCGCGGAGATCAGGACCGGGCCAGGCTGATCGAATCGGTGTTGCCGATGGTCCGCCAGATTTCCGTCCGGTTCCTGGTGCCAGGCATCGAGATGGATGATCTGGTGCAGATCGGTTCCGAGGCGGTCGTGCGCTGCGCGGCGAAGTACGGCCTGTCGGACCGCATCGCCAAGTTCTCGAGCTACAGCCACTGGTCGATTCGCCGGGCGATGCAAAAGGCGGTGACCAACAATTCCGTGGTGACCGTTCCCGACTGGTGCAATCTGCCTAATGGGCTGGCCAAGTATCGGCCGGCCACGCGCGAGGCCGCCCGGCTGGCCAGGTTCGGCCAGTGTTCGTTGGGCGTGTCGTTGGAACGCATGGCCGACCAGCCCCGCGAACACGACGAATGGTTCGCAGACGAGGAGGAGTTCCGTGATCGGCGGAAACTGCGGGCCGCTATCCGGCGGTTGCCGAATCGACTGCGGTCCATCATGGCCAGGCGGCTGAAGAACCACACGCTGCGGAAAATCGGCCGTGACCTGGGGATCAGCTACGAATGGGTCAGGCGCTACGAGACCGAGGCCCTGCGGCGGTTGCGGCAGATGCTCGTGCCTGAGTTGCCCGACGCGGAAGATTGTCGAGAAACCTGACAGGAGACCGATTGACGTGATGCCGGCCCTCGTCTGTCTGCTGCTGGGTCAGGCCCCGGCCGAACCCGCCCCCCCGGCCCCGAGCTTCGGGGTCGCGTGGTCGGTCGCGGCCGCGCTGGCCGACCTGCGGCAACAGCCCGAGGCCCTACGGCCCGCGCTCCGCTACCTCTACGTCGGCCTCGATTGGGGCGAACAGCCCGAGGCCACCAAGCCGGCCTGGGTGGCGGTCAGCAAGGCCGCCAACGTCGGGCTGTCGCGGTCGCCGTTCGATATCGTGCCAATGGACATGCATGGCGGCCGACTGATCCGCCTGAACCTGGCCGAACTGGCTCTCAGCGAGGCCGACGCGACCAATCTCCGCACGACTTGGGATTCCATGGTTAGCGGCGAGCCGTTCTACCACGTCAACACCTGGCAGTTGGTCGATGCCAAGACGGTGTTCACCACGGCCGACGGCCGCAAGGTGTCGGGCCGCTGGGAGCGCCAGACGGTGGTGCATCCGCGATTGGCCGCCGGCTACGCGGAGTTGATCGCCGGGGCCAACAGCCCGGCCCCGCTGTTGCTGGCTGAGTGGGCGACGATCAAGATTCTCTCCACGGTGGACGGCGGCAAGTACTACCAGTTCCGCGGCCTGCGGGACCGCAACGGCAAGGCCCTGCACACGCTGGACAGCTACCTTCGCAGCCGCGGGGCCGACCGGGCGGCTAGTGGTCGTGTGGGGGCCGATGAACGGGCAGCAATTTTCCGCTCGGCCGTGACCGGCAAGCCGAGACAGATCGAAATCCTACGTGGCGGTGGTGTGCGGCCCTCGGTCGGCACCGGCCTGGTGGCCATCACGTATGACATCAGCGACGGCCAAACCAAGGTGCAGAACGATCCACTGGCCAACCTGCTGGATTTTGAAGCGTCGGCCTCTGAAACGATCCTCGAAATCGCCAACGGCGAACACGAGTTTGCCATCTGGAATCAGCCGGCTGGCGAGTTGGTGGACGAGGTGCCGCCCGACGTGGCGGCCGACCATACGATCCCCGATCCCTACACGCGGCGGTTGCAGCCGGCTGTGGGCTGCCTCCGTTGCCACGGGCCGCAAGAGGGCTGGCAGCCGTTCGGCAACGACGTGCAGCGGCTTCTGGGCGGTGACGTTACGCTGGTCGGCGACCTGTCGGCTGGCTTCCGGGCCTTCGATGCCACGACGCTCGTGCGGCTCCGCGGCCTCTACGGCGGCAACCTGGCCGAGCCGTTGCGACTGGGGCGCAACAGCCTGTCGGACGTGACGTTTCGCACCTGCGGCGGCCAGACGGTGCCGGAGGCGGCCGACGCAGTGGCGCAGGTTTGGCGGCGGTACGAATATTCCTTGGTGGGGCCGGCTGATGCGCTGGCGATGCTAGGGGTCGAATTGCCGGCTGGCAGGGATGCCGCCGGCGTGTTTGCGGAGGTCGTGCCGCGGGCCGTCGGTCCCGAGGAGCCGCTGATCGTGGCGCTCCAACGGGGCATCCCGATTCAGCGGAGGCAATTCGAGCGGGTCTGGCCAGACATCCTGGCGAGGTGCAGACGGTGAGTTTCTTCGTCTTTGGTTTTGCCGCGATTGCCTCCCTGCTGGCAGTGGCAATCGGACTCGTCTTTGCGCTGAGCGCAAGGCATGCCAGTGGTTTTGACCGAGACGTGATTTTCTGCCTGTCGCCTTATTGGCTGGCGTGCTTGCTCTTTGGGTCGCTCGGCCTTGGACTATGCGGATGGCACGTAGTTCGTTTTGTTTTGGAGGCTTGGTGGTGAGCGTCCCACGCGAAGAACTATCGCTTGCTCTGACATTGGCCGGCTGCACGCTGCTGGCGGTCTGGAGCCTGGTGGCGCTGACGGAGACAATCCAGGCCGGCAATCTGCTGGCGGCGTTTGGTTGGCTGCCGGCGTGGCTCGTGGGGCTGATCTACGGCCAGGCGGCTTGCGAGGCGCTGTTCGGGGGGAGTGCGGAGTGAACGATGCCGACCCCGTTTCGCGCTAGAATCTGGTAGGGAAACCGACCATGTTGGCCGATCAGAACCTGTTGGCCCAAGTCCGCAAGTTGGGCCTGGGCGACAGCACCGAAGACCTGGTCGAACGCTACGAAACGGCCTGTTGGCTTTCGCGGGGCCGGTCTGCCGACCGGTCGGCCCACTGGCAGCGACTGGCCCGCGAGTTGGAGCGACAGTTGCGGCGGATCGTCCGGCCGAAGGTCGAGAACCGAATCGAGGCTTGAAACATGCGATACGTGCTACCGCTGGTCCTGCTGCTGGTCCTACCCGCCCCGGCCGAGGCCGGCCGCCGCTGTAATCGCACCTACCAGACGCTCCGCTCCAGTTATGGCTGGTCGGCGTCGCACGGGTGCTATGCGTGCCATCAGCCGCACGGCCAGAAGCAAGGCGTGTCGCAGATTCTTGGCGGCCTGGCGGCCAAGCAGAGCGAATACGCGGCCCTGTTGACCGGCCTGGAGCGGCTGGGGTTCCGCCAGACCAGCGCCAACTACGTGACCAGCGGCCAGTATGCCGAGAGTTACGGCCAAGCGGGCCAGAGCGTCTACGCGTCCGTGCCGCACATCGACGTGATGGCCCTGGGCCAGATGAGCAGCCGCCTGGCCAGTCAGGCCCAGGAGTTCGCCGGCCAGGCGACGCTCGGCGCGCAAGACCTAGTGGCCCAGGCCCAGCGGGTGGCGGAAATCCAGGCCACCGGCCAGGCGGCAGCGGCGGCCTTGCGAGCCGCGTCCGGCACGCCGCAGCCCAGCTTCCGCCAGTTCAGCTTCACGACCAAGATCGACCAGAGCGGCAACGTGACGGTCGAACCGCAGCAACCAGGCGTCGCGGCGCTCGGCTCGCCAGATGACGTGCTGGCCCAGGTCGATGCCGTCGTGCAGGCCAGGTGCGCCAAGTGCCACAACGCCAACGACCACAAGGGAGAACTGGACCTGACGGCGCTGCGCAGTTGGGCGCCGGCCCAGCAGGCCGAGACGCTGTGGGAATGCTACCGCCGCGTGACGGCCAGCGACCCCAAGGAGCGGATGCCGCAGCAGGCCGAGCCAATCCCGGCCGACGAATCGGCCGCGTTCGCCCTGGCGGCCGTGCGGCTACGGCAGGAGCGGCAGGGAGGCCAGTAACGTGCCGGACCGCGACCATACAACTTTCGAGGCCGCCATCTGGTGTGCGGCGGCCGTCATGATCATCGCAGCCTGCGGTCTGGCGGGAACGATCCTGTTCCTGCAACTGCGGCTGCTCTTTTGAGGAGGACAGGAACATGAAACGCTTGGCTTTGGTGCTGGCCGCCGCGGCGCTCGTGTCGCTGGTGGCCGAAGAGGCGCTGGCACAGCGGGCTGTCGTGCGGAGTGGACCGCGACGGACAGCGGTTCGCGTCAATGCTCCGTTCGGAACGCAGGTCGCGGTGAACAGCGGCTTTCGCGGACGGCGGAATGCCGTCGTGGTGAATAGCTTCGGTTTTCCGGTCGCTGCTCATTCGTTCGTCGTGCCGCAGTTCGTGCCGGTGCCGGTCGGTGTGCAGTCGTTCGGCTACCAGAGCTTTGGCGCGTTCGGCGGCTTTGGCGGTTTCGGCGGCTGCGGCTACTGATCCGTTGGGACCGCGGCGGTCGGCGTGTCTCCGCCTAGCGCCGGCCGCCGCGTCTTTTCCTTGGCCGGAGGTCCGTTGTGCCGCCTCCAGAGCGTTCGTCCCGCGCCGTGCGGGCGGCCCTGCTGTCCGACTTCAGCCGGGCCCGCCAAGTGCCGCGGCAGTGGCTCAGGCAACGCGGTCTGCTGGTGCGGCCGGACCGCACGGAGGGAACGGTCGAGTGCCTGTGCAACAAGCGGACGCGGGCCGCGTTCGTCGTGCTGACAACTGGCCACCAGCGGTGGATCGTGACCGTGATGCGGATTCCAGGGCGGGCGGCCTACAAACGCCGACGACAGCGGAGGCGTGCCATCTATCGAGATTAGCGGGCAGGTCTGGATCGTGCCGAGCGAGACATGGCCGCGCATGTCTGGGACACCATGAAACTGCTCTGGCTCAGCGCCCTGATTCTTGGATCGGGGCTCGGTATTTTTGGCGTGCTGCTCTCGGAGATCGACCCCGGTTGGGCGTCGGCGCTCCAGCAGCTCGGGATCGGGGGGGTGCTGCTCTTGTTTTTGCTGAGCGGCATCACGATCCTGGCGCGCTGGGCGTTGCCCAAGATCGACCTGTTGATCCAGGGGCACGTCGATCACCTCAAGAGCACGCAAGAGACGCAAAAGGAACTGGTGCAGATCGCCGGCGCCCAGGCCCGCACGTTGCGGCGATTCGAGCGGATCGCGGCCGACCAGTCGCAGCAACTGCGGACGCAGACCAAGTTGCTCGAGGATTTGGGCGACAAGATCGAAGAGAGCGGGCGGATCATCGTGGCGGCGGCCGACCGGGGCCGCGAGGCGAGCGTCAAGCAGGTGCTCGACAAGATCGAATAGGCATCTCTCATCCTCTGCGGCCTGGGGCCGCGAGCTAGTTAGGCGACGGCCGCCACTTCGTTTGCCTCACACCACTTTTCGAGCGCGTCGAACAGCTTGCCGTCGATCACGTAGCGGAAATTGCCGCCCCGCGTCTTGAGGCTGGCATGGAACCACTCCGCACCGTCGCGCATTACACGGTCGTAGTACACGTCACCGGCCTCGCCGCCGTAGACGGGCGAGGAGCCGAAGTCTCCGATGTAGTGCCGGCCACGGCAGCGCACGTAGCCGAAGGCGTAGGCGTACTCGCCTACCGTCCGGTCGTGTCCCCTGTCGATGGTATTCCGGTCCAGGATCACGTCCGCGCGGAAGGCCCCTCCGCAGCCTTGGATTTGCGCGTTGCGGATCAGCTCGAATCTGGCCATCGTGTCATCCTCTGCGGCTTGGCCGCGGCTGCGACTTCCCCAGTCGCCGGGCGTGCGGGTCACTTGCCTCGCACCACCTCTCTGGTGCATCCGAGATCATCCGTCCAATGGTTCGAGCCCCCCGCGCCGCCCCAGCCCAGCCACGAGCCAGGCCAGGGACGGCGCGGGGTGAGAAGTCAGTGCATGTCGGCCGCGGAGAGCGAGCCCGAGCCCGGCGGGCCGTGGTCCAGGGTGTCGCGGATCACGCAGTACTGCCGGACGACGGCCCCGGCGGCGGTCATGTCCTCGGCGGTGTACTCCCGCCCGCGGGGCGCTTCGCCGGCGAACTCGACCGCCAGCACCGAGTGCGCCTCGGCGGCCAGGTGCAGCGGCAGATTGCCTGCTACCACGCGGCGCCGCACGTCATCGGCGCTCGCCTCGGCCCGGACGGGCGTACCGGGGTAGCGCGCCAGCAGCCAAGCGACGGTTGCCGGGTGGCGGGAGACGATCAGGTGGGGGACGGCCGGCCCCAGTCCCTTCGGGGTCGGTGTCGGGGTCGGGATCGGGTCATCTGTGGGCGGTCCGCCCGCCAACTCCATGACGCCGGCCTCGTAGTCGGCGACGAAGTCGTCGCGCTTCTCTTGGTCGCTGCGCGAGTCGGCCCCGAGGCCCGGCCGGTTGCGACCGGTGGTGAACATGTTTCGGCTCATTACTTCTCTCCAGCGGAGGAGCGGCGTGGTGAGTCGCGCTCCAGGTTGGCGGCCCGCCAAGCGTCCGGCTGGCTGGCCGCGTAATCAGGTCAGTTCGCTCAACAGGCCCAGGCGACCAGCGGCTCCTCCGGGGCCGGACCGTTCGCCCGGGGTCAGGCACGCCAGCGATAATGCTGCCCGTTGCTTGCCAGGTAGTCGTCACACGACGACTTTCGCCCGTCGATGATCTCGCCCTCGATTTCTTCGATCACCGCCGCGGGGATGTCCCCGCGGGCGATTGGCCGCCAGTCATGGCCCTGCCCGCTGCGGTCCAGTTGAATTACATGGCCGAGGATGGTTTCGTCCATCGTTCTTCCTTTCTTTGTTTTTCTTTGGGGGCCGCGGCGTGCGTCCCATCTACCCCCTAATATTATCCGCTTCGCCGGACAAAAGCAATAGGTCTGTGGGGATTTTTTCCGAATATTTTCCGGCTTGCCGGATGCCCTTTCCGGGGCTATACTTACGGCATGAGTACCCAGCAAAAATCTCGCGGCCGGCCCTGCGGACCGGTGGCGCCGCGTAGTTTTGGGGCCCGCGTGCGGCGGGCGCGGCTGGCGGCGGGGCTGAGTCTGGCGGCCCTGGGGGAGGCCGCGGGGCTCTCCGACAGCACGCTCTCCTCGCTCGAGCGCGGCGAGGTCGATCCGAAGCTCTCCACCTGCACCCGGCTGGCTGCGGCCCTGGGGCTACCGCTCGAGCGGCTGCTTGGCAGCTGGACTAAGGCTGGGAACGAGGCTTGACTTCGCCTGCGATTCGCCCGTTTCGGTCCACGAGGTCGAGCGACCAGAGCAGCTCGTGGAGGTCTTCCAGCGTGCTCAGGCCCCCAGTGAGACGGGTGCCCCCAGGCCCAGGCACGGCGAATGTCGCCCAGTCTGCAACCAACTGACCGAGCAAGGCGACTTTCTGCGGCCGGCGCTGGCGGTCAGAGATCCTCCGACAGCCGTCGCGCGGCTAGCTCGATCTGCGACAGGCCGCGGGCAGCGCCCCCCGCAGGGGGGCGTTCGCCCGGGGTCTAGTCGATCTCCGGGAGCCCCTCGATCGTGATCCCCAGGCGCTGCAGCACGACCGGGAAGCTGTAGACCCGCCAGCGACCCTCGATCTTGCGCCGAAATCCTGCGCCGGCCTTGACCGGCCGCCCCGTGACCGCACAGGTGCCGTCGTAGAGGTTCTGCTCGTAGCCTGCCCCCAGGCCCTTTTCCCGGATTCTGCTCCAGGTATCGTAGTGGTACTGCGCCGCTTCGAGGCGCCGCACGGCCTCCGCGTAGTTGGGATTCGGCTCGGTCTCGCCGGTGCGCACCGGCAGCGTCTTAGCCGTCTGAGCGACGAGACGGCGATACGACTCGAGTCCCTTCTCCGTGATTCGTCTCAATTCGGCGTTTTGCTTGGTCGGGTTCATTCGTCTCGTCCTTTCGTGCGCCCTCAGCTATTATACACGGTACTTATCGACCGTCAATAGCCGAGGGGAATAATTCCCGGGATATTTTTCCCCCAGCGGGATCAGCCGACCACGGCCAGGGCCGGCTCGCTGGTCAGGCGGTACTCGCACTTGACCGCGCCCCGGACAGCGGTT